GGGGCCGCCACCTACATCGCCAAGGGCATCTTCGGGTGCAACCCGCTCGTCTTCATGGGTGCCGACTTCAGCTTCTCCTACAAGCACAAGTTCCACGGATGGGACTCGAAGTACGACGCCAATATCGGCAACTGCGTCAGCATGACCGACGTTTTTGGTAACCGTGTGCTCTCCTGGCAGAGCTATTCCAACTTCAAGAGTTGGTTTGATTGGCTCTCCATGGCGGTGCCGGGGATCTACATCAACTGCACCGAGGGCGGCACGTTTGGCGCCTATGCCGGCGGCAATATCCGCTCGGTGATGCAGATGACCATCCGGCAGTTCATCGTCATGCAGACGGTCTGCAACGAGCTGACCGACGTGTGCGCCAACCCGGAAACGGACAAGATCAAAATCCTCTTTTAAGGAGCCATCCATGGCTTTCACGGTCACGCCGGTCATCACGGTGTTCGGCAACAAGAGCGTCAGGATTCTGAACATCCAGGCCGATGCCGCGGAGGCCAACGTCGACAGCGGCTTCTCGGTCATCGAGGCCTGCGTCGTCGGCCGCATCTCGTCGATGGGCACGGCCAACGCCTACGTGCAGTTCAACAAGAACAGCAGCGGCACGGCGGCCAACGGCACCATCGGCGTCTCGGGTGTCAGCAGTGGTGCCGAGTTCCAGTGCATTGTCTTCGGCCGCTAAAGGGGGGATGGCATGTACGGACCACGGAAAACAGCAACGCTGACGGTCGCCTCGGCCGCAACGGTCAGCGCCGTCTTTGAGCTGGGCGATCACAAGTTCTCGAAGATGGCAGTCAAGACCACGTCGATGTCCACCAATGCCGAGCTGACCATCCTCGGCTGCGACACGGTGAGCGGCACCTACACGCCCATTCTGGAGCGGGTCAACACGGCGCCGGTCCAGTACCAGACCATCACCATCGCCACGACGACGTCGGGCAACTGGCTGGTCTGCGACGTGCCGCCGACGAACTACATGCAGTTCCTCGCATCAGCAACCGTCACCGGCGGCGGTAGCGTCGTCGTCGTCTTCGGACAAAACTAGGGAGTATCTCGTGGCCAAGGTCAAAGTCTGGAACCGCAACAAGTACCCGCACAAGGAACTCTATAAGGGCGACCAGGTCGTCATCCCCGCGGGCGGCTTCATCGAGATGGACTGGGAAGAGGCGGTTCAGTTCAAGGGCCAGTTCACCGGCATGGCGCCGCTGAAGTCGGAAGACGACGGTGCGGGCGGCATGGGCGAGCCTGACCCGCGCTTCTTCAAGATGATCGAGGTCGAGTCCCCGGCGGAAGACCCGGTGAAGGACGACGGCCTCGTCAACCACGCCACCGGCAAGCGGGCGGACGATGCCCAGGCCCTCCTCGGCCAGCTCCTCCAGTTTGCCCGTGAGAACCCGGACCGGGTCGTCAAGGACTCGGACCTCGACGGCCAGAAGCCTGCCGACGACGGCCGCGTGGCCGCCCTCGAGCGCGAGCTCGCCGAGCTGAAGGCCCTGATCCTGAACAAGCCGAAGCCGGGCCCGAAGCCGGGCTTCAAGGCCAAGAAGGAGGCGACTCTGTGAGCACCCCTGTCGATCCGGGTATCGAGACCGTCTACCCGCCGGGTGCCATGGTGCTGAAGGGCCGCTGGCGGGCGACTTTGGAGTCGGGCGGCGTCATCAAGCAGGTCGTCGAGGGCCCGAATGTCGTCTGCACCAACGGCAAGGAGTTCCTGGCGAGCTTCCTTAGTTCGGCAGCGGCGGCAGCGTCGACCTTCACCTGCAAGTACGTGGCGGTGGGCACGGACGCGACCGCCGAGCTTGCGGCCAACACCGCGCTAGGCACGGAGATCGCCAGGACGACGGGCACCGTCTCCTACGTCTCCAACCAGATCTACCAGGTGACGGCGACCTTCGTCTCCGGCACCGGCACCGGCGCCATCGTCGAATACGGCCTGCTCTCCTCGAGTACCGCCGGGACGATGCTGTCTAGAGACGTAGAATCGGTGATCAATAAAGGGGCAAACGACTCGTTGACCGCGGTCCTGCAGCTGACTATATCCTAGTTATTTAGGTGTTTTATGGACAAGACGGTATGCAAATTCTGCAATGCTGAACTAGGCCCCAGCCGAGTCAAGAGAACAACTCTTGCGTGCCGGAAGTGCAGGCACAAGCACTACTCCCCTCCGCATCCTGTCAAGAACTGCAGCGTTTGCGATTTCAAAATCGGAGCCAGGTCTCGCAGCGGCATGTGCAAGCCTTGCTACAATAAAGATTTTCTCTCGAAGCCAGAAAACGCTGAGAAAAGAAGTGCCTCTGCGAAGAAAAGCAGACTGCTAGATCCGCAGATGCACAACAATCGCAGCATCGATTGGCAGAAGGCGAACCCGGAGAGAGTCAAAGAAATACGTGCAAAGACACAGAGCAAAAACAAATTCAAGGTCTCCATAAGACGCGCCGGTCGCCTCGGCCATTCTTGGTCGATCTCAGCCGATGAGTACGCGAAACTCCGCGGTGAACCTTGTCATTACTGTGCGTCAAGCCTCGACTCGAACAAGTATGGCGTCGGCCTCGACCGCCTCGACAACTCCCGCGGCTACGAGCCCGGAAACGTCGTCCCATGCTGCGGCGACTGCAACAAGATCCGTGGCGACCGTCTGACCCCCGAAGAGATGACCGTTGCCATGCAGGCCGTGCTCCGCCTGCGCCAAAAGAACAAGCTGAGACTGGTTCTACCGGCGAGGGCATGATTGACCGCATACTCAAAAACCGTCACCAACTCGCTGAACGTCTTCGGATGTCCTTCGGACAAGTGGAATGCGTTCAACTGGAACGCCTTCCTCTGGGGTAGCGGCACCGCTGACCTCCCGGTCCAGGTCTTCCACCTCGTCACCAACACGCTGACCCCCACGGAAGACTCCATCGGCCATGCCGTCCGGCATCTCGTCACCAACACGCTGACGCCGACCGAGGACTCCATCGGTCACGCCATTCGCCACCTGGTGACCAACACCCTGACCCCGACCGAGGATGTGGCCGGCAAGCGGGTCTTCCACCTCGTCACCAACACGCTCACCCCGACTGATGACGTCGTCGGCCACGCGGTGCGGCACCTGATCAGCAACACCCTGGTGCTGACCGACGCCGAGACGACGAAATTCATCAAGGCCATCGTCAACGCCCTGGCCATGGCCGAGGACGTCTCGGCGGTCTACGTCCAGGACCCGAACGGCTACTTCAAGGTCTTCCCGGAAGACACCTCAAACGCCCACACCCAGAGCCGTCCCACCTGGACCGCCGGGTCGCCGGGTACGTCTGCCTGGGCCACCGCCGCCGCCGCCGGCACCACATGGAGCGATGCATGACACCGACCGAACTGGTCACCTTCGCCCTGCAGCGCTGGAACGAGCCTTCCGGCGGCCTCTTCTCGGACTCAGAGCTCTACACCGTCATCTGGTCGGCGCAGCTCGAGCTGGCGCAGGAGAGCCTGTGCATCCGCAAGGTCTACACGACCCCGACGGTGGCGAGCCAGCAGGAGTACGCCAAGCCGACCAACGCCATCTCGATCAAGCGGATCACCTACGAGGGCCAGAAGCTCTTCAAGATCACCGACCGCGAGGACGACGCCCTGACGCTGAACAACCAGACCGTCACGGCCACCGGCACGCCGATGTACTACTGGGAGTGGGACGCCGCCATCGAGCTGCGCCCCGTCCCGGGTGCCGTCGGCACCCTCAAGATCTACACCTACGACCTGCCGCAGACCGTCACGGCCTCCACCGTGATCGACGTGCCGCTCAGATACCACCCGAAGCTCGCCAACTACATGCTCGCCTACATGGCCGAGAAGGATAAGAACTTCCAGGCGGCCGGGAACTACCGGCAGCTCTGGATGAAGGATCTCCAGGACGCCAAGCGCTACGAGAAGAAGTTCCTGCGCGGCGACGCCATGGCCCACATGATCGACGAGGAACTCGCCCCGCTCACCACCATCGGGGTCGGCTGATGGCCCAGAACTTCGACGTCGTCTACCCGCCTCGCGATAGGGCGACGTTTGACGGCGGCAAAAACAACAAGTACCCGCGCTCGACCATCGAGGACAACGAGAGCCCCGACTGCATCGACGTCGTCTTCTCAGGAGGGGCGGTCGAGACCCGGGGCGGCACGACGCTGCTCAACACCACGGCGATCGGCACCATGGCGGGCGACGGCCTCTACACCCGCCACGACAACACCGGTGCCGAGACCATGGTGGCCTTCTGCAAGGGATCGGCCTGGGCGCTGACCGGAGCCTCGACCTTCACGACGATCCCGAGCGCCCAGTCGGTCTTTACCGCGGGCTTTCGGGTCGGGGCCACCGAGTACGAAAATCACATGTTCATGGGCAACGGCGGGGTCTCGCCCTATAAGTACGACGGCACCTACTTCACCAGCCACGGCGTGCCGGCCCCCACCGCCACCGCCACGGTCTCCGCTGCAGCAACGGGACTTGTCGAAGCTGGCGACTGGGTCTACTGCTACACCTACGTCAACTCGGCAGCGGTCCAGGGGGACATCGGCCCGAAGACGGCGACGTTCACCGTCTCCGCGGGTAGCGGCAGAGTCAGCCTCTCGGCTATCGGCATCGCCCCCCAGAGCTTCGGGGTCAGCTCGAGGCGGATCTACCGGGCAACGTCGACGGTCGGACCCTTCAAGCTGGTTGGCACCATCGCCGACAACACGACGACGAGCTTTGTCGACAACATCCCGACCGCTTCGCTGAGTTCTGTCGCCCCGACCGACAACGGCGTCCCGCCCAACTACTCGGTGGCGGTCCAGCACCAAAACCGCATCTTCTGCAACAGCCCGACGAACCTCAATTACGTCCATTACTCCGACGCCGAGGAGCCTTATACCTTCGGCGCCCTGAGCTTCATCCCGATCGGCGATGCCAGCTTCGACCTGGTGCGCGGCCTCGCCGTCTACCAGAACGGCATCATCGTCCAGTGTGACGCCGGCCTCTACCTGATCGACATGCCGACGACGACGCCCACCGACTGGCGAGTGATCAAGATCCTGTCGCAGTACGGCTCGAAGTCGCCGTTCGGCTCGTTCCTCTACGACAACAAGCTGATGGTCCCCGCGGTCCAGAACTCCAAGTTTGCGGGCTTTGCCGCAGTGACCGGCGCCTCGGTGGATCCCGAGAGGACGTACGTCGACTCGACGGTAATGGGCAGCGACCGAAAGAGCGACCGGATCGAGCCCGACATGTTCAGCCTGGCCGAGGCCTACGTCCCGGGCATCACCGCCATCGTCTTCAAGAATAAGGCGTATGTCGCGCTTCCCTACGGGACGTCGGTGACCGCCAACTCCCGCGTCTACATGTACGACTTCTCGCACAGCCAGATCACCAAGCAGGGATATGCCTGGGCGCCGCTCACCGGCATCACGGCGGTGCAGTTCACCGTCTACGCCGGGAAGCTCTACTACATCGACTCCGCAGCGACCGGCAAGGTCTACCAGATGGAGACGACGAGCTATAACGACAGCGGCTCGGCGATCAACTCGTACTTCTGGACGAAGGAATACTCGGGCAATCCGGGCCACGAGAACCTGCAGAAGGACTTCCGCAAGGTCCGCCTGCTGGTCGACCAGGCGGGACCCTATTACATGAACCTGACGTACCGGACGGACTCTGACTCCGGCGCCGGGACGACGATCCAGGTCTCGCTCAACCCCGGCTCCGCGGTCTGGGGCACAGCAGTGTGGGCTTCAGCGGTCTGGGGCTCCGGCGCGGACCAGAAGGAGGTGACGGTCGGCCTCGGCCAGGTCACCGGCAAGCGGATTCAGTTCCGCTTCTCCAACCAGAACGCGGCCAATCAGCGCTTTAAAGTGCATGGCATCAACTTCACTTACAACATCAAGGGGAAGCGCTGATGGCTGCGCCCGACTATAGCGGCATCACCAAAGGCATCACCGGGCAGTTCGACGTTGCCAGGCAGAAGGCGGCGCAGACCGAAGGCGCCAACCTCCAGGGGCAGAAGGATGCCCTCGCGAGGCGGGCGGCGCAGCTCGGCGGCGGGCCTTCCGGGGCCTTCGTCAAGGCGGAGCAGACCGCCGGAAACGAGTCGGCGCAGCGCCTGCAGCAGGCCAACGAGGGGATCAACTCTCAGCAGTCGGCGGCGCTGCGGGATGTCAACATGACCCAACTCGGCCAGCAGTACCAGACGAGCGAGCGGGAGGCCGGCCAGGGCTTCCAGGCGGGACAGCAACAGTCGGCGCAGGCGTTCCAGGGGGCACAACAGGACAAGTCGCTGGCAGCTCAGGCAGTCATGCAGGAGAAGGGCATCACCGCCCAGAGCAGCCTCCAGGATAAGTCGCTGGCGGCGCAAGCGATCATGCAGAAGACCGGCCTCGACGCTCAGGCGGCGATGCAGGCGGCAGGCTTCACACAGCAAGAGAAACTGCAGACCAATACCCAGGACTGGCAGAAGGCGAACGTCGTCGACACACTGGCCGCCCAGAACAAATTCGAGAACGACCAGAACATCAAGACCAACGCCTTCAACGCCATGCAGGCGCTGGTGGCGGCCAACTACAACGGCGCCGATATCAAGAAGTTGATCTCGGCAGCCTTCCCCAATTTCGACATCAGCCAGCTCGGCGACATCGACCGGGTGACGGTCAACGGCGCGGGGCAGGGGGCGAAGCCGGCGGCCGTGGCACCGAAGCAGGCACCGGGAACCTATACCCCGTCGTCGACCCCGACATATTCGGGGAACACCCAGGACCCCTACTACAACCCTGGCGGAAACTAAGGAGACCTTCATGGCACTCGTTCAGGTTCGCCCAACTCAGCAAGGTCAGGAAGTGGTCGGCGCCAGGAAGGGCGGCGGCTCGACCGGCGCGGCCATTGGCGGCGTCATTGGCGGCGTAGCCGGGGCGATTGGCGGCGCGGCGACGGGTGGAGGAGGCAACATTCCGGGAGCCATCGTCGGCGGCATGTCCGGCGCGGCGGGGGGCGCCGCCTTCGGTCAGAAAGTCGGGGACATCGTCGACAAGCCCAGCGCCGGCACCGCCATCGACCGTCGCGTAGCGTCCAACGCCCCCCCGGAAATGTACCACTCGGAGCGCTCCGACCAACTACGCCAGTCCCTCATGGCGCTGAACAACAGCCCGCCTGAGATGCAGCAGCAGTACGGCGCCCCGCTGGTGACCGCCTATATGAGCTCTCTCGCCAATGACCATACCGGGATGGCTCTCCCTGGCCAACAACCGCAGCCTGGAGTCGCATAATGGCCCTCATTGGCGTTCAGCCCGTCCAGAATCCGGGGCTCGCCCATCCCCCCCGCGAGCAGCGGGAGAAGAAGTCCGACCTCGACAAGGTCCTTGAGGGGCTGAACATCGCCAACAGCGCCATGGGCATCGCGGTCAACTACGAGCATATCAATAATTACATGAAGCAGAACGATGCCCTCGACCAGACGGCCGCTGGCGTCCTGCCGGCGAAGGACCGCCTCGATGCCCAAGTCCATGGGATGCAGCCGGTTCCCGAAGGCACACCGGGATCGCAGCTCCACAAGTTCTCCAGCGACGATCCCGGCGGCTTCTCCAAACAGGCGTTCATCATGCCGCAGAAGGCTGAGACGCCGATGGGGCAGTTCATCAAGACCGCCGACCCTGCAACGGGTAAGCCTCTGATGCAATGGGTCGACAAAGGCGCCGGATCGGTCCCCGCATACGAAGAGCCCAAGACGCCGAAGGAGCCGGTCGCCCACTACACGACGCTCGCCGACTCCACCGGCAAGCTCTACAAGACGAATACGCTCACCGGCGAAGTCACTCCGGTCGATACGGGCGATGCCAAGTTCGGCAAAGCCGGCGGCGGCGGCGCCGACAAGGCCAACAGCGCCCAAGAGAAGATCTACTCCGACGCCTACAAGGAGGCCAGGACTGCCAAAGGCGAGCCTGGCGTCCAGCAGGCAATGAAGGCGCTGGTTAACGTAGGCAACGCCGACCGGATCATCTCGAAGTACGTGACGCCCGACATGACTCCCGAGCAGCAGGTGGCGGCCCTCGACAAGATGACGCCCCAGGAGGCGTCGTTCCTGACCGCCGAAATTGGCAAGATCGCCAGCGGCGGCGTCGCCGGCGAGCACACCATGAATTCCATGTCGGCGCATACCCTCGACTCCGGGTGGGCTGAGTTCAAACAGAAGATCTCAGGAACTCCGAAGGGAGCCGAACTCGGCGCCTTCATCCTGAACAACAAGGGCTACCTCGACGAGCTCCGGCAAGCCAACCAGGACGTGGTCGACCAGCACGTCAACTCGGTCTTCAAGGAGAACGAGAACCGCTTCACCCCGGCGCAGCAGGATCGGTGGAAGCAGGACACCAACTTCGCCAGGCTGTTCAAGACCGGAAAAACAGAGAAGCCGGCCGCAGCGGTCGCTGGGAATACCGGCACCGGCACGGCCCAGGCAGCACCCGCTTCGCCTCCGGCGCCCCATCCCGAGGACAGTGCAGCGGTCAAATGGGCGGGCCAGAACCGTCTATCCAAGGATCCTGAAACCGCCGCGAAGGCGATCGAGATCCTACGTCTCAATGGGAAGTGACTGATGGCTGACTTCAACCCTGACGCCTACATTGCCGAGAAGACCGCCAAGCCCGACGCGGCGGCGTTCGACCCGGACAAGTACCTGTCCGAGAAGACCGCCATCCCGCCACCGGTAGCTGCCGCGCCGTCCATTGGCGCCCAGCTCGGCGGCAAGGCCCTGGAGGGCTATAAGGGCCTCCTTTCCGTCGTCTCCGGCGGCGGCGACTCCATCGGTTCCCGCGTCCCGATCATCGGCCCCCTTGGCAAGAACCTCGGTGAGCGGTTCCGGGCGGGCGTCGACTGGGCCGCCAACATGGGCGAGAAGCCCTACGGCGGCCTCCTCCAGCACATCAGGGACCAGGAGGAAGCCGACCAGGCCCGTTTCGCGGCCGAACATCCGGGCGCCAACGTCATGCGGAACATCCTTGGCGGGGCGGGCGCCGTAGCCATCCCGGTCCCTGGCGCCGGAATCCCCGGAGCCGCGGGGATCGCGGCCAGGATCGGCGGGGCGGCCACCGGCGCCGGCACCGACGCCCTGCTCAGGACCGAGGACGCCGCGGCCGTCAAGCAGTCGGCCACCCTTGGCGGCCTTATCCAGGGGGGATTCGAGGCTCTGCCGCTGGTCGGCAAGGTGGC